GTGAATGTTTTTTCAATTTCAAAAAAATTATTTTGATTTTCTTTTTTTTGCGTTTGATTTTGTGCTTTTGTTCTTGCTTGGACTGTTGCTGCTCTTTTCTTGGCTAGGTATTCGGCTCCGCGTCGGCTGTTGCATTTGTGGCACGCGCCTACCCAGTTGCTTTGATCTGTGGGGTCTGCCCCTCGGTCTTGTTCTATGACGTGGTCGATGGTTGTTGCTCGAGCGCGTTTGCACCAATGGCACGCGCTGTCCCATTCGGTGAGGAAGGTTTCTCGGTTTTTTCTGTAGGACGCGCTGTCTAGGTCTTTACGTCGTGGTGTGCTCATCTGACGCGCCCGATCTTTGAGTTGTGTAGAGCTTCTATGTTTGTTTGTCCATACGCAGCGAGCATTGCAGGTAGGAAGATTGATCCTTTGAGATGATCAGGGTGTTCGAATACCATTCGCCAAGACAAGACAACAATGGCCTCGGCGTCGTCCCATAGTTCATTAAACCATTGGCTCTTTGCCATTGGTACTAAAGCAATGCCGTTTTGGTGCAGCATAAACTTCTTTACCCATGGTGTTGCTTTGCTGTATGGAGGGTTCATGAACACTGATCCTGTCCATTCTGAAATTAGTCCGTCGCTTTCTTGATCGTAGAAGTTTTTGCACGGTGTATGTGTTGGCCCTTCTGGTGGCGAGGCGACGTCTAGATCAAACTCAACTGCTAGTGCATCGAAGATCCATTTGGGCGTCCAATAGTCGTCGGATGTGTATTCTTCCTGTTTTACGGTGAATAAGCGTCCTTGGTTCATTGTTGGATGCCGTCGCCGTGGCAGTCTGGGCATTCCATGGGGCTATCCATGAAGCCCAGGACGCGCCCTGATCCTCCGCATTGTCCACAGATTAACGTTCGGGTCTTGAGTAATGTCTCTGATTTTTTCTCAACGTCATTAGTTATTAGTTCTTTATAAGACGCCTCATCCACCGAATTCGGTTTTCTAGGCGTCGGTGCTTCTTGTTGTCCACGTCTTTTCCACAGCATTTCCACACGGGTTAGGCAGCATTCGTCATAGACGATCATCTCGGAATGCCAGCGTCCTCGAGGGTCTTGGCTTTTGGTTCGCTTCACAAAGCCTGCATCTTCTAGCTCTTGAAGTGCTTTAAGGATGGCGTCGCGCCCTTCTTGCCCTTGGCGTGACATTTGTAGCGCTGATGTGCGCCAGTTGTCTGGCATTGAGAGCAGGTAGGCGTGTATTCCTCGAGCACGGAATGAGAGCGAGTTGTTCCTGAGGGTCTCGTTCTTGATGATCGTGTAGTTGATGTGGGGCCGTTCGGCGCGGATGATGGTCATTTCGTAGGGGCTTTCTCTAGTAGTCGGTTTGTAATGAATTGCATATCTGATGGTCTCCAGCAGTACGCCTCGGCTCCAGCTGCGTCAAGTGTGCGGAGCCAGGTGATCTGGGCTGGGTCTAGGCGTCCTCGCTCGGTCTTGAGTTCACAGAACAAGAGTCCTTTGTGCTCATGGGCGAGAACAAGGTCGGGGAACCCTGAGTGTCCTTGTATGGCTGTCATCCATCTTCCGCCAACCTGTGAGGCTCTGAAGTGTGTTACGCGCCATCCGTACATGATGGCTAGGGCGATGACTTTGTTTTGAAACTCTTTCTCGCTGAGGGCGACCATTTAGCCATCTCCCTTAATGTCAAGAACTGGGCGCTCCCAGGTGAATTGGTAAAACCCGTCGGCGATGGTTTCTCGGTCTTGCCAGGTAACTCGGCTCCTCGAGTAATGGTTCAGGATCGGGCCGACAAAACCATTAAACGTGAGTTCTTTGCTGTATTCCCAGCAGTCGCCGATAAATACGAGTGTCGCTTTCCTGCCGTGTGGGTACACGTGTAGCTCATAGCAGTCGTCCTCTGTCATTTGCGCCATCTTGAAGCCTCCTGTGTCATTGCTTTCCAGTCGTCCCGAAAGCGATCTCTGTCCTTCGTCACGTCATGGAGGAGACTTGAGTAGCCCTGCAACACTTCCTCAAGCTGCACGATCTCGGCTTTGTGCTGGGTGATCTCAAGGTTTAGGTCTTGGATCTCCTGCAAAGCGTTCTTAAGCAGTCGCGCTTGGAAGTTCTCTAAGTCGTGTCGAGCTTTGTCTTGCTCTGGGATCGCGCTGATAAATGCGTTCCAGATCTGGTCGTCGTTACTCATAAAAGGGCCTTTCTTGTTTGCTTTGTCCTGATACCTCGCGCTCGTAAAGGATCGCCTCGATGATGAGGGTGATGAACCCGACCATGATGACGAAGGTGATGGCTTTTCCGATGAGCTGCATTAGAACGGATCCTCGAATGACTCGGCGCGGATCGCTAATGGGATGACGTTGCCTTTCAGTTCTTGGATTACCTGGGAGGCGTCGTAGCTCGTGAAGTTCGGTGGGAAGTGTGCTTCAAAACCGAGTTTTTTGGAGAGTGTGCGGATGAGTCCGAGTTGCGCGTCTGATGCTGGCTTATTGGGTGATGCCTGTGGGCGTTGTGTGCCTTCAGGAGCGTCGCTGGGTGTCATGCGTTGTACTTTTGTCATCTCTTCACGAGAGGGGCGTTTAGTGGGGTCTGAGCCTGCATAGCCATAGTTGGCTAATGCGCGTCCGATCGCTGAGGTCTCGCAGTTTTCCATGTGGCTCGTTGAGTTGACGCCCCGATCCGTGTGGTGTTCTTCTGCGTAGCCAGTCGCTAGCAGGGTGTCGCCTGCGTAAAGTTCGGCTCGGAATATGCACCATTCGCCTGGGGCGTAGGCGTGAAGCGTTGTGATGACTCGAGGGTCTTCTGCTGCTTCTAGCCATCGCGCCAGTCTGGGCGCTACTGGCTCGTAATTATCTAAGTTAAATGTCATGTAGGGGCTCTTTCTGTTATTGGGATGATTTAGTTCCCCAGGGTCGCCATCCGTAGAGCTTCCACAGCTCGAGTCCGACCTTGAGGTTTTGGTGTCGTTTGAGCAAGTCGTCGGGAGTTTTTACCCACCCGTTCCGCTTAGCCCATCCATAATTTGACATATTTATTTGAAGGATCCCCATGGAACCGCCCCATGGATCCTTCCGGTTGATGCTGGTGGTCTGACAACGCGACTCTCGCCACATTATTTTCTTTAGCATCGGTTTCTCCTTTTTCGGCCAGCCGAGTTGAACTGCTTTCGTTGCGTAGTATTCGCATCGGTACGGCAGAGCCTCGGCTTTTGCTGGAGATGGGTTGAGAGCGGCAAGTATGAGCACGGCTGCCGCGAGTCGCTTAATTGCGATCCTTTGATCGAGTGAACATAATTCCTCCTAATCAAGAGCCTTGAGGCCCTCTGGGGTAATTGCACAGATCATCTGTGCTGATCCTGAAGAGCCGATCCGAGTGGCTCCAGTAGGCACGATATAGCCTGCAGCTCGAAGATCCGAGCACCGTTTCCAGTAGCACCGTGAACGCCTGATAAGACCAGACCGTGCCCCTGCTTCCTCGTCGGTGAGGTTGTGGTTTCGGTACTCGATGAGCAGAAGCATCGCCTGGGATGTTCGCCTGTGTTTGACGTCTTTTGCGCCTTGGACGCTTGTGGGCTGGTCGGGCTCTCGATGCAATGGTGCATGGAACAGAGTGCCTTCGTCCCAGTCGTCGGGTCGGATGATTTTGCCTGCCATTATTGCCTCCGTAGTAGGGATAGAAGGTGACGTTAGAGAACTTACACGATCGGTGTGACGAAAGTGTGGATCGTGTTTTTCCAAGCCTGCACAATCAGCCGAGGGTTCTGAGAAAAATTCGGAGAGACCTCCACATGGATCCAATATCCGCCAGGGCCTCCGTTGCTTTCGGCGTCCCATTCTTTCCAGCCTGGCTTACCGTCACGGTTGCAGCGGAAACCGCGCCCGTGTGTTCCCCAGACGTACTGATGGATCTCCTCGATGCCGAGGGCGACGTGGTTTTCGGCAAGCCAGTCACAGATCTCGGTGACTAATTCTTGCTGGGATTGTTTGTAGCCAGCGTCAAAGGCGCGTCCTGTGCCGTGTACTGAGAGCATGGTCGATCCGCGCATCGGACGGTAGGCGTAGATGCCAAGGTTTTTGAAGCCCCATTTAGTGCCGAGAATGTCTAGAAGTTTTGACGCGCCTGGAGTTGCTTTGCCTGTTGCGCTGGCGTCTTTGTTGCCTGTATAGGGCATCGCGCTACTTTTTGCAGCTGGTTTAGGCGTTGTCATCTTTTTTCTCTTTCGGCTTGTCTTTGAGACCGTTCCCAGCAAGTAGCCCGATGAGCCCGCCCGAAAGCGTGAGCAACATACTTGAAAGGATGTTGATCTGCTGTGCATCAAGTTCCGCCATTGTCGCAGGCTGTGAAACAAATAGCAGTCCGTACAAAATTGTGAACACGGAGCCGACGAAAGAAAGCGTCAAGCCACACGCGACGATCATGACGATCCGAGCTTTTATTTCTTCGTTAGTGAGTCTGTTCTCGGGTTTCTTTAGCATTTGCCACCTGTCCCATATTGTGGAGTCTCTGTAGTTGTTGTCGTCTCAAAGACGGTCGCGATGAGTGCTTTGTTCTTCACTCGAGGCTCACAATTAAGGCGGACGCGATCGCCACAAGCTACGAGCAGACTGCCGATCAACAGAGCCACGAAACTAATCCGCCAGATCATTATGCAGTTCCTAAATCAATAACAGTTAATCTGTGATTGCTGAAGGCGACGCTAAGACTTGTTGCTTGTGCGTATGCTTGACCTTGCATTTTTACAGTTACTGCACCGCTGCTAGTTGCTTGAAAGAAATATATTCCTTGAAATGTTGCCACTTGCGCTGCATCATTTCGTTGGTTATAGCCTTGAGTCCCTACATCTGTTGCGCCGAATAAGCATTTGAAGTTTAATCCTGCAGTAGCACTACCTGGGTTGCCGACGGTAATTGAGGCGATAGCCAAATAATAACGACCGTTCACGAGTGTTACTGATGTTGTAAGGCTTGTAATGTCTTGAAAAGAACCACCGCCGATTGACTGCGTTGATGTTGAAGTAACAGTAGAGCATAAACCGAAAGGAAAATTGTTTGCTTGGGCCGCTGTATATACAGCGCCAGTTGTAAAGGATGTGTTTGGTGAAGCCATTAGTACCCCAGTCTATTTGAGTCAAGTTTGCCGAAAGTGGCATTGTCAAGAATTAGATATGCGTTCTGATCGGCTGGCGAAACATAGTAGGTGTATCGAGCCTCGCCAGGAACCGCGCTGAACGCTGCTCCTTCGATGATGCATTGATATGTAGTACCACGGAAAGCAACGCTCACCTGTGCGCCTACGCAGGTGCCGATCTCTAGAGACCCTCCGCTAGTGGCAAGGTTCCACAGCTTGAAAGAATTCTGAGCGTTGGCCAAGCATGAAAATGAAGTGATCGCCAGAGGTGCTGCCGTAAAGTTGTTGAGCAGATAGTTTGCGTAATCCGTGGCTTGTGACGTTGAAGCGTTGAGAGTGTTTACCGAATACGTGCGGAAAGGTTTGACGCCTGTCTGTACGGTCTGAGCTGCAAAAGACTCAGGATCAACCGTGACTTGGCTGTAGAAATTGTCGGCGTAACTAGCGAACTCAATGTTGTCATATACCTGAAAACTGGCGTTGTTTGTGGTGTCGCTGAAATTGATGTTTGCTACCTGTGCGCCAAATGGTGAGAACAAAGAAACGCTAAGGTAGGTTTCGCGCATGCGTCCATTAGTCGTTATACAAGAACTATTCACCCAGTCGCCCCAAGTACCGCTGACAGTTGTGGCTGCCATCGCTGGGCCTGTTCCGCTGCTTGAGTAGTTAATAGTGAGACCGCTGGCTGTGCTCGCTGCTGTCGCTTGCGCCGAAATAGTGTCGGCTGCCATTGCGTAACTTTGTCCGCTGGATCTGCCACAGCGAGCAAAATATCCTTCAAGGCTAATGGTCATGTAGTCGGCATTTCCGACGCCACCTGCAAACGGTATCCCGTAGCTCATTTGTACGTTAGAGATTGATGCCGAGAATTGGCTGCGATAGATGCCACCGTCGTCCCAGCTCACTTTCACAGTTGAACCAGGCTTGATTACCGCGTTAGGTGCTGAAGGTTGTCTTACAACAATGGTTCCGCTAAGCGTCGCGTATTGGTCAAGCTGCCGTTCGCGCCCTGTCTTAAAATTGATGGAGACGACGTTGTTTAATGTGATGGCAGGAGTGCCAGACACGCCTTCAACATCAACAGCGAAACTTTGAACAGCCATTAGTAAGCGTTGCTCACTCGGATGGGGACGCTTCCATTTGTTCGCATATAGGCGCGTAAGGCGCTTACTACTGCGTTCGGGTCTCCGCCGTTTACGTTGATAGTGATGTTGTTGCCCATGTTCGGGACGTTGTTGCCTGTAAGTGGGATAACTGCCTCTTTGCCGCGCTCGCCAAGGATCGCCAGCGTTGGGCCTGTCACGATTCCACCTTCAGCGAGCATTGGGATCCGAGGTATGTCTGGAGGGTTGATTGTCAATTTTGGCCCTGGGCCTGGAGGGTCAATAGTGAACTCGAGCAGCTTGTTAATACGGTCGATGATCTGAGTGTTTACGACTGAGATGATGCCGTTCGCGAAAGCTTTGCCGATTTCTAGACCAAACTTGCCAAGGTCTGAAAACGCTCCGAGGACAGCACTAACGAGAGATGTTGCTAATTGGAGCGCGAAACCTGCGAGTCCTTTAATTAGATCTGGCCCGATATCGACGAGCCATTTCAGGAGCGCGACTGACAGCTTTGCTGTGGCTTTAATAAGTAGTGGGATGCCGTCGTTGACGATCCATTTAATCATGTCGCCGATGAACTTGCCGAGAGCTGTGAGGGCTTCTGGGCCTGACTCTTTGATCCAGGCTGTGAGCTTGTCTTTGAGCAGAGCCAATTTCTCGCCGAGTAAAGGTAAGCCTTCATCGACGATCCAGTTGCCCATTTTGACCAAAAGGTTTTTGAGTGCTTCCAGAGCTATCGGGATGCCTTCTTTAAGTTTGTCGCCAAGCAACTTGAGAACTCCGCCAAGACCTTTTTCGTCAAAGACTTTAGAGACAGTTTCAAAGGCTGGAATGAGGGTTTTGGTGGCAAAGCCGACGATCTTTTCAAACGCTGGGAGGAGTGCTGTGCCGAGTGTTTCGGATGCTTCACCGAAAGCGTTTTTGAGTCTGTCAAAACGTCCGACCGCGCTATTAGAAAGTGCTTCCTGGCTCCCTCCAAAAGTGTCATTGACTGCTTCCATTGCGCCAGCGAAGTCTTTTGACTTGATGATGCTCTCATCGAGTGGGACGCCGAGCTTCTTTAACGCGCCCATCTGACCTAAAAACCCCTTTGCGAGCGCGGAGGTAGTTGCCTCCAGCGGCTTGCCCGTTGCCGCGGAAATATCCATAGCACTTTTGAGCAGGTCAAAGGCTTTAGTAGAACTTCCTGTGGCTCTGACGAGTGTGCCGAGACCGTTTCTAAGATCGTCGTCCGCCACTCCTGTAGCCAAGGTCATTGAAGAAATGAGATCCTCGATGGAAGAGATCTGATCGTCGGTCGCGCCTGAAGAGTTTTTGAGAGTCTTTGCGAGGACGGCTTGCCCTTGAGCATCTTCTGCAGCTGCTTTGACTGACGCCCCGAGACCTGCTGCTATTGCTGCTCCCCCAATGGCTGCAAACTTGGCGACGTTTTTGAATACCTTGGTGGCTGAACCACCGAAGCCTCCGATAGCTGAGTTAGCGAGGTCAATGCCTTTCCCGTTGAAGTCGGTAATGATCGGGATGTTGATAGCCATTACTGCATTTCCTTCTCAACTTTGTCCATGACGTCCTCTACAAGTTTGACTATTCCGCGCTGCACGTCTGGGAGATGTTTGTCTGCTGTAGGCCACAAGACGAAACTGTTTTTGGCGCGTAGGTTTTTGTTGAATGTTTTGCCAGGGTTTGCTTTTCCTGCTACTTCGAAGATTGCGCCTGCTGGGTTTGCCTGCGTTATGTAGATGACACTTGAAGCGTTTTTGCGCGTAGAGGTTTTCAGTTTGACGCCCGAGCGAACTTTAGTAACTGACCACGGCAACAACTCGCGCCCATTGTTAGTCCACAGTTGCGCCATACCCGACAAAGGTATCTCTGGGTAGGCCGCTTTAGCGTCGGCAACTAAAGGCGCTGCAATGTTTTTGGCTTCACGATTAAAGTCCTTACGATACTCAGGATTTATTTTCCGTAGTGAGATGATTGCCTGCTTCGCGCCTTTGATCTCTGATTTCATTTCAATCATCGTTAATCCTTTCGGCGTCTATTAAGCACATCTATCACAGTATTTAGATCTGTGTAAGTGAACTCGATTATTGGGGGCCAGTAGCCAGTCTCGACAAGTAACTCGGCGAGACTGCGCCCTACTGATCCCCTTGTGTGGGGTTTGCTGACTCTGTTTCCAAAACTTCAAGATTGACTAACTTTTTGAGGAAGTCATCCAAAACGACTGGAGGATTATGTCCTTGCTGTTTGGCTGCTTCGTG